GCGCTTATTGTTCGCCAGCAGCGACTGAAATTAAACCTGTCCGGAAGGCTGGCAATAAAAATTATTGCAGAGCCGCCGGATAAGCGCCGTCGTGACCTGGACAATATTCTGAAAGCACCACTGGATGCGCTGACGCATGCGGGGCTTCTCATCGACGACGAGCAGTTTGATGAAATTAATATTGTGCGCGGTCAGGTCGTTCCTGGTGGTCGGTTGGGCGTGAAGATTTACGAAATTACAGGTGATAACGATGGTGCGTGATATTCAGCAGGTTATGGAGCGGTGGGGGGCATGGGCTGCAAACAATCACGAAGATGTGTCCTGGGCGTCAATCGCTGCTGGTTTTAAAGGATTAATTCCGCCGAAAGTGAAATCACGTCCTCAGTGTTCTGATGATGATGCGATGATAATTTGTGGCTGTATGGCCCGGTTGAACAAGAAAAATCAGGATTTGCACGATTTGTTGGTGGATTATTACGTAGGTGGAATGACTTTTATGGGGTTGGCACGAAAGCATGGGTGTTCGGATACCTGTATTGGCAAGCGCCTGCAGAAAGCGGAAGGGGTTATTGATGGTATGTTGATGATGCTTGATATCCGACTGGAGATGGACAGATACGTAGAACGAATTATATAGGCGCTTGACCAGACACATTGTCCGGGGCTATATTTCTGACGCAGCCGCAAAATCGGTTGTCGGGATTGGCGTCCCGGATAGAAACCGCGACAGATACACGCCGCGAGCGTGTTTTTTATTGTCGTATGCACGCGCACATCTGAACTATGGTGAGCTGTGTGGGGGAGCTTAAAAGCTCGCCGGTCGGTTTCCCGGTTACGCCAACCCTGCACAGTTCACCACCAGACGGTTGGCGTCGTCGGTGGTGAGTTATTTAGAAACCACTCGAGGGCGTCATTATGACAACTCAAATCTCTGTTGAAACTCTCTCCCCGATCACCCATAACCAGATCCCCGTTATCACTACTGAACTTTTGGCGCAGCTTTACGGTACCGAGATCAACAATATCAAAGTCAATTACACCCGTAATGCTGAAAGGTTTGTTGAGGGAAAACACTTTTTCAAAGTTGGTGGCGATGCCCTGAAAAATTTGCGGGTTACTTTAAGTAACTCACAAAATTTGCAACCATCTTTAAGAGGGTTACAAATTTCCCCGAAAACCCGCTCGCTCATACTCTGGACAGAACGCGGAGCAGCCCGCCACGCAAAAATGCTGGAAACCGATCAGGCATGGGAGGTATTCGAAAAACTGGAAGATTGTTATTTCAGCCGAAAACAACCAGCTGCAGCACAAAACACATCTATCGAAAATGATGGGGGCGCATTACTGATTCACTTCGATAAACACGGGCAGGTCGAGTTCACGGAAAAAGTACCCGCCGATGCGATGGTATGCACTCTGGAGCGGTTTAAATTTTATCTGGAACAACGCGGCTGGATCGTTGCCCGTAAAGAGCAACTGGTGGAACGGCTGATGCGGCTTTAAGAAATTTTCCCCGAACGCTTTACGATCGTAAAAAGTTGAATATCCTGTTAAGAGTGGTTACTACGCCACACAGCTTAAACCCGCCGTGAGCGGGTTTTTTATGCCCGAAAAGCGGCACAGTACGTTAAACGTGCTGGTGGTTGCGAATACCGGTTGGCGATTATCAGGGATGTTTGGTTGCTGATTTTTTATGGGGTCTGGCTCAATAATAAAGGCAGTACTTTCACTGGGACGTCGTGCAATTGGTGTAAAACTGGAGGAAGAGAGATTCAATCAAACGGTTGGTGAAGTGCGGCAAAAATGCTGACTGGCGATATTGTTTTTTATGTTTTTATAAAAAAACAAAAACATATGGATATATTTGCATTTTTTGACAGTGTTACCTGTTGAAACCTTGCATCAGATAATTATTATTTGCGCTGGTTTTTGGGAAAGATTCTTTTACGAGGTTAATTATCTTTTCCCTGTAACCCGGAGTACTGGTGTATAGCAGTTGTAATCCTGATTGTTCAGGTTAATGATGTCGCTGCCAGCTTCACGGGAATATGACTAAGCCTTATTCGTTTAGCACTGGCGCGTTTTGCGTGGGATTAGGTTGTTGAGAAGTGTATGCCCACCCCGAACTATAATGTGCAACCTGTTATAGTTTCAGTGCTTGTTTTTTTTACAGTATCAGAATGGCGCATTGTCGAAAAGAAGTAGCAGGATTTAGCGTCGAGAGGCTGATGATGCGTCATTCTGATGCTGTTGCAGATATAATTTGAGGTGTATCCCAGTGCGGGAGTGGCCGGGAATATTTTACGCCGAAGGTCACAACATATTGCTTATTGAGGCAGGTGATATGTTTCGGGAGGCACCCGACACCTCAAACCTTATAATGATAGCGTGTTCTTTTAGTCATTAACCGTCGTGTCAGGCGGTTTTTTTTACGCAGCGGTATAAAAATATCATATTTAATAATTGCCAGAGAAATAAATTTGTTTGTATATTGTCGGGCATGTGTTACTCGTGCGTGAAAAGTTCACAAAAAGTAAGAACAAAAAGATAAATTTACATAACTTGACTTGATGCGTTATTGCTCCTGCATCATTTAACCGTATTATCAAAGGCGGTTCTGAGGGGGGCACCTGTTCACCGATGATATTGATTCCCTGAAGAACCAATGCCGACTTAGCTCAGCAGGTAGAGCAACTGACTTGTAATCAGTAGGTCACCAGTTCGATTCCGGTAGTCGGCACCATATGCGGGTATCGTATAATGGCTATTACCTCAGCCTTCCAAGCTGATGATACGGGTTCGATTCCCGTTGCCCGCTCCAACAGTAGACGAAATCTGGTTATATTAGGCACTGCACATTGATATGTGGGGCGTTTTCCTGATTCCTTACCGCGTCCTGTTCTGTAATATGTGATGCAGGTTACAGTCCAGTGCCATTTTTTTACAATAATGGCATGGTGCATTGTCGGTGGAGATTTTGTATTTCCTGGCAGGGGCCGATGATGCACTATCCCTGTGTTGTAAAATAATACCGCAGAGGTGTTCCTCAGCGCGAGGGTGGTTTAAAGAGTCGGTTTAGCGGGAAACCACAGTATCTGCTAACGGGTCAGGTATTTCGGGAGGCACCCGACACCTCAGTTTTACAACAATAAAAACAGCTTATATTTTGCATTGACCAACCGCCACACCAGGCGGTTTTTTTTTATTCACAATCCTGTTTCTTATGGCTCGCTACGGCGAGCTTTTTCATACCTGCGTCACGACTGGCGCTCATCAAATAACACCAGATAAAAGGCATTTGTGGGTGCCTTTGATGTGGTGTTGTTTTTTATGGGCCGCTGGTGGCCATTTTTTATTTACAGGAGAAAAAGTATGTCTGAACCCTTATCCGGTTCCGGCACGGCTGCGGCGCTCGGCGGGGCGACGGTATTCGGGCTGTTTACCGGAACGGATTTCGGGATTGTGTTTGGTGCGTTTGCCGGGGCGTTGTTTGTGGCAACGATGCCGCAGGCGCTTTCAGCCTGGCGTGTGGCGGCGCATTTTCTGGTGTCGTTCATTATCGGCGTGCTGGGCGCAGAGGTTCTGGCATCCTGGCTGGTAAAGCATACAGGGTTTGACGGTGCGCCTGTCGACGCACTGTGTGCAGTGCTGGTGTCAGTGGTGTCGGTGAAGATTCTCTCGTTCATCCACCAGCAGGATATTGCATCACTGGTGTCCGGCCTGTTCTCCCGCCTGCGGGGTGGAGGAGGCGGCAATGTTAAGTAACCTTCCCGGATTACTGAATGTGGCGTTATGCACGGTTATCGTGCTGACGCTCTTTTTTTATCGTCGCCGTGATTCCAGACATAAACCGCTGATGTCATGGCTGGCCTGGCTGCTGATGCTGCTGTATGCCTTTGCGCCCCTCAGCTATCTGTGTGGTCGCCCGTTAGCAACGGGCTGGCTGGAAGTGTTTTTTAATCTGCTGTTCTGCGTGTTGGTGATACGCGCACGCGGGAACGTCACAAAAATCTTTCCATTGTTGAGGTGAATATGTCGGGTAAATTCAGATTCAGCCGTCGCAGTGAAAAAAATCTGGAGGGTGTCAAACCACAGCTGGTTGCTGTCGTTCGCCGTGCGCTGGAGCTGACGGAGGTTGACTTTGGTATTACGGAAGGGCTGCGCACGAAAGAACGCCAGAAACAGCTGGTCGCGGAAGGGAAAAGCCAGACCATGAACAGCCGCCACCTGACCGGTGATGCGGTGGATGTTGTTGCCTGGGTTGGCAGCCAGGTGTCATGGGACTGGCCTCTGTACGAGAAAATCGCGCAGGCATTTAAGCAGGCTGCCGCAGAGCTGGGAACTGCCATCGAATGGGGCGGGGACTGGAAAACACTGAAAGACGGGCCTCACTTTCAGTTGAAACGCTGATAACCAGGTGTGTTATGAGCAGAAAACACTGGACACACAGAATGCCGCGAACGGCGGCGAAATGGGCACTGGTAGCGATACTGGTGCCTTTTTTTCTGGTGGGATGCGTCAGTCTGGATAAGGCGCGCCAGCTTTTCGATACAGCTTCTCAGGTCTGTGAAATTGTCGACGGTGTTCGGCAGTGTCTGCAGAACTGATCGCCTGTAAGAGCAGAATATTTTGCTGAAAAATGAAGGATGCGTCAGCGTCCGGAAAGCATGAAATTCTGCTGTGTGTGTCAATTTGTCTTATACATTCTGAATATTGCCGAATCAGGATGAACTTTGATCAACAGCCCGGGCGGCAAGGGGCATTTTTATCCGGAGGGGATATGAAGAGATTACTGGTAACCGTAAAGCCCTTTAACGGAACGATTCCATTCAGGGTTTTGCAGCGTGGACGTGTTCTGGTTAAGGATATCTTCAGTGGTAAATGCACGGAGTGTTATTCCCGGACATATGAAGTGGATGCCACGGATGAAGAGGTAACTGTTGAGTGTGATAGCGGGATAGTCTCAGCTACATTGCTTCATGGATGAACTGGGTTGTTGCTGGAGGATGCAAATGAATTACCAGCTGGCAAAACTTTATCGTGGTAAACATTTCGTAGGGTATGGGATTGCAGTTAATGGTGAGTTACTGGAAGGACAGCTTTTCGCCAGGACAGAGTCACGCGGAGGCGAGCCACCAACAGTCACTGTGACTTTCAGACTGACAGCAGAGCATATCGAGAATCAGCCCGTCATTAAACTGAACAGGGGGTGAGGTATTTATGCCATCACGAATCCCCCGCGCATGTCGTAAGCGAGGCTGCGCAGGCACAACAACAGACAGCTCTGGCTACTGCGATAAACATCGGGGTGAAGGCTGGGTGCAGCACCAACGTGGACTGAGCCGCCACCAGCGTGGCTATGGCTCGAAATGGGATGCCATACGTGCGCGCATACTGAAGCGTGATAATCATCTGTGTCAGAACTGCCTGCGCAATGGGAGAGCCGTTGAAGCCAGAACTGTGGACCACATCATTCCGAAAGCGCATGGCGGAACAGACGCAGACAGTAACCTGCAGAGTCTGTGCTGGCCCTGTCATAAAGCAAAAACAGCGCGCGAACGCATCAATTGATAACAGTTCCCATCTGCAGGGGAGGGGCGGGTCAAATCTCTGCCGCCCTGGCTGCTCAGTACCGCCGCCTGACCCTTCCTCGCATCGCCGCAGGTTCGAAAACTTTTTTTTGGAATGTGATTGAATGATTGATAGGTAAAACCGATTATGTCAGGACCCCCGAAAACCCCGCCACGCCTGCATTTGATACGAGGTAACCCCTCAAAGCGCCCCGTTAAAGACCCAAAAAAAACCGCTAAAAAGGATGAAAAAGGTCTCCCTAAAATTCCGCAACATTTAGGGTCGCAGGGGAAGTACTGGTTCAGGCGAATGGCGGAAGAACTGAATGCGGAAGGGATCATTTCTCAGCTTGATGCGCGTGCACTCGAGTTACTGGTGGAAGCCTACACCGAATACCGGCATCACTGCGAAACACTTGATGCTGAGGGTTATACCTACCGCACGGAAACGCAGAACGGTGATGTGCTGATTAAGGCACACCCGGCTGCTGCGATGAAAGCGGATGCCTGGAAGCGGATCCGGGCGATGCTTGCAGAATTTGGTATGTCACCGGCAAGCCGGGCGAAAGTAAATACCGCCGGACCGGATGATGTTGATCCGCTGGCGGAGCTTTTAAAAGCGAGAGACTGATGGCAAAAGTGGCTGACGGGATCCGCTACGCCGAACGTGTTGTTGCAGGAGAAATTGTCGCTGGCGAATTTGTCCGTCTGGCCTGCCAGCGTTTTCTTGATGATCTGAAGTACGGCGAAGAGCGGGGGATTTATTTCAGTGAACCCCGTGCGCAGCACATCCTGAATTTCTACAAATTTGTGCCCCATGTGAAAGGGGCGCTGGCAGGCCAGCCCATTGAGTTGATGGACTGGCATGTATTTATCCTCATTAATATTTTTGGTTTTGTCATTCCGCTGGTGAATGAAGAGACCGGGGAAGTTGTCATGCGCAGCGATGGCAGCGGACGCCCGGTGATGGTGCGCCGGTTCCGGACGGCGTACAACGAAGTCGCCCGTAAAAACGCAAAATCAACCCTGTCATCGGGTATCGGTCTGTATATGACGGGGGCAGATGGTGAAGGCGGGGCTGAGGTGTATTCAGCCGCAACCACGCGTGACCAGGCCAGAATCGTGTTTGAAGACGCCAAAAATATGGTCAGAAAAGCCCGGTCGACACTCGGGCGGTTGTTTGATTTCAACAAGCTGGCGATTTACCAGGAGCAGAGCGCATCAAAATTTGAACCGCTTTCCTCGGATGCAAACAACCTGGACGGTCTGAACATCCACTGCGCCATTATTGATGAGCTGCATGCACATAAAACCCGCGACGTGTGGGACGTTCTGGAGACGGCAACCGGTGCCCGTCTGCAGTCCCTGTTATTTGGCATCACCACGGCTGGCTTTAACAAGGAAGGGATTTGTTACGAGCAGCGCGATTACGCCATTAAGGTATTGCGAGGCTATAACAGCGACGTGGAGGGCGCGGTAAAAGACGACTCCTACTTTGCGATTATTTACACCCTCGATGAGGGCGATGATCCGTTTGATGAGACGGTCTGGCAGAAAGCGAACCCCGGACTGGGCATCTGTAAACGCTGGGATGATCTGCGTCGTCTGGCGAAAAAAGCGAAGGAACAGGTCTCTGCGCGGGTAAATTTTTTTACCAAACACATGAATGTGTGGGTAACAGCAGAGTCTGCCTGGATGGACATGATTAAGTGGGAGAAGTGCGAATACATTGCCCCACGACATGAGCTGAAAACGTATCCCATGTGGGTCGGCGTCGACCTTGCTCATAAGATTGATATCTGTGCGGCGGCAAAACTCTGGCGAACGGATAACGGGCATGTTCATGCCGATTTTAAATTCTGGCTTCCGGAAGGACGACTGGAGCGATGCTCGCGGCAGCAGGCAGAACTTTACCGGAAGTGGGCGGAGATGGATAAGCTGATTCTGACGGATGGTGATGTTATCGATCATGCTCAGATAAAAAGTGACTTACTGGAATGGATTGGTGGTGAAAACCTCAGGGAACTGGGATTTGACCCGTGGAGCGCGATGCAGTTCAGCCTGGCACTGGCTGAAGAAGGGATACCGCTGGTGGAGGTTCCGCAGACGGTTCGCAATCTGTCTGAAGCCATGAAAGAAACGGAATCACTGGTCTATGCCGGGCGTTTCCATCACAGCAATCATCCGGTCATGAACTGGATGATGTCTAACGTTACGGTAAAACCGGACAAAAACGACAATATCTTCCCGAATAAATCCACGCCGGAAGCCAAAATCGACGGCCCTGTTGCGATGTTTACAGCAATGAGCCGGATGCTGGTCAATGGTGGTGAACCGGAGCCGGATCTGTCTGAACATCTGGTCAGTGTGGGCATCCGCTCGCTTTAACCGAGGTCATTATGTTTCTGATAATTCTTGCGCCATTGGTGGGCGTGCTGGGTGCGCTTTTGCTGGCGTATGGTGCCTGGCTGATTTATCCCCCGGCGGGTTTTGTTGTTGCCGGGGCGCTGTGTCTGTGCTGGTCGTGGCTGGTTGCGCGTTATCTCGATCGCGGTCACCGGGTCGCCTCCGGAGGTGAGTAATGTTTTTCCAGGGGCTTTTTCAACGCAAAAATAACACCCCCGTCACAACGCCCGGGATGCTTGCGGAAGAACTTGGATTGTCATACGACACCTATACCGGAAAGCGGATCAGCAGCCAGCGGGCCATGCGGCTGACGGCGGTGTATTCCTGCGTCAGGGTGCTGGCGGAGTCTGTTGGTATGCTGCCCTGCAGCCTCTACAAAATCACCGGCACCCTTAAAACACGGGCGGTGGATGAACGACTGCATAAGCTGGTTTCGGCAAAACCTAATGGCTACATGACACCGCAGGAATTCTGGGAGCTGGTTATCGTCTGCCTGTGTCTGCGGGGTAATTTTTACGCCTACAAGGTAAAGGCACTGGGGGAAGTGGTGGAGCTTCTCCCGATAGATCCGGGCTGTGTGGAACTGAAGCTGAACAGCCAGTGGCAGCCGGTTTATCAGGTGACGTTTCCGGATGGTTCCGTGGATGTGTTGACCCAGGATGAAATCTGGCATGTGCGCACCCTGACGCTGGATGGACTTGTCGGTCTGAATCCCATTGCGTATGCGCGTGAGGCCATTTCACTGGCAGCGGCAACCGAGGAGCACGGCGCCAGGCTGTTTGGTAACGGCGCTGTGACATCCGGTGTGTTGCGTACAGAACAAAAGCTCACGCCGGATGCTTATGAGCGCATGAAGAGGGATTTTGAGGAGCGTCATCTTGGGCTGGGTAATGCGCACCGTCCGATGATTCTGGAAATGGGGCTGGACTGGAAGCCGGTGGCACTGAATGCCGAGGACAGCCAGTTCCTGGAAACCCGCAAGTTTCAGCTGGAAGAAATCTGTCGCCTGTTCCGCGTACCGCTGCATATGGTGCAGAA